GGAGCGGCATTAAATACGTTGGTATCATAAGCTGTCTCTAACCGTTTGATTAGGGTATCCCATTCGCCTATCATATCATCGAAGTTATCCATTTTATAGTCTTCTTTTAATATTTCTTTGCTGACTAGAAACACCAATCCTGACTTGATTACCTCTACCTCGGGAAAGTGTTTAAACACTGCTGCACCTAATAGAGATAACTGACGAGTGTCGGCATACTGGCTAGACTTACCTGTCTTATAGTCGATAACCGTAGCTGTCTTTGTTTCAGGGTTCACGATGAGCAAGTCGATCGCACCGCGCCACCATACGTCATCGGAAAAGAAGCCTGTAGGTTGTAGGTCACGCGTTAAGCCTACCTTGTGCTCACAATACTTCTTCCCTGGGATTTGTTTTAGTCGGTCTAACGAAGGCTGAAACTGCCAAAACTTTTCAGGTAGTGGGACATTGTCTCGCACATACAACTCAGCAGCTTTGTGAACTTCGTTACCATACAGGAAGTGTTCTGTATTAGGGTCTTGCTTTATATCTTTGGCTACGTAAAGATGGAAGTATTGTTTCGGACACTTCTCGAATGTAGTAGCAGCCGAATACGACCATGTTTTTAAACCTGCCATTATTGTTCTTCCTCATATCCAATGTTACCGTTCTGTCCTATAACATCGCATCGGGCCTCGTCCCAGTTAAGGGGACATCCCGTAAACGCGCATTCTTTTGTAGCAGTTAGACTCTTACCGCACACATCGCACAGTGGGTCTTTGTCCTTCCTAAAGATAGCGTCAAAGTTATCTTCAAATTCTTTGCTGTTCTTCCGACTTTTTATTAAGTCGCCTGTTACATCATTTCGTGATGCCATTTTCTTTCTCCTTCTTAGCCCTATCAAGCCCTCGCCTTATCAGCGTTTCAAATCCCAACTGCATAAGATACATCTTGCCTTCCTCGTCTACATCTAACTCGGCTATTGCACTGCCGTCGGGCTGGTCAATTAAGTCGCCTATCAATTCTATTTTCATATCTGTATCCTATGGTTTACATTTTTGCCTGTTTGTACACTATGTGAGCGCTTTTAGTTCAAAACTAAACTAATAGTGTAGACTTGTGTGTAATTTTAAACCATTTATTCAACACAAACTTTTTTGTCTGTCACGAATTAAACGCAAAAAAGTGATATATCAGACACTAGTACCGATGTAAGTGGCCTTGCTGTCCTTGAACTGCACCTCGACTGCGCACTGCGATCCACCGTTTCCATGTAAAAGTTTATAAAACCCAAATCCAATGGAAACAATACAAACAAGTAGCAACGTTACTACAACTACGGTGGCTCGGTCTACGCTTGGGTCTTTTTTGCAGTCGCACCGACGGCCTTGGTCACAATTTTGGTTACATGGCATCATCTTCTCCCGTAAAGTATTCTATTACTGTATCCAATGCCCCTATTACTTTGGTGTCGTACTCCACGTCGTCGGGGTGGGTCGAGTGCCAGTCAACAATCTGTCTCCTACTTGACTTCAAGTGTGCGCCTACGATTGCATCCAGTATCTCGGCTAACTGCGCTGAGTCTGTTAGGTCTAATGTGATTTTCATTCTAAGTCCTCTCTGTAAAATTCTTCTTCGTCTATTATAATACGGTGTGCATCGGCTTTCATTTGGTCGAGCACTTCAATGATACCCTCAAAGGTATCGCTTGCTACGGTTGCATCACAGAACCCCATGAGCGAACCATCGCGGTTGTAATATACTTCTTTTACCTCATAGTATGGCTCATCAAACGCACCTTCAAACTTAACTACTCGATAGTTCCAGCTCATAGCTCTACTCCTTCTCCATGTAGGTCTAGCTCGTCAATGTCTATCTCTGACTCTTTACCGCTAGGGAGTTTACCTATGATAGATGTCGGGAAGTGTCCTGTTCTAATTACTTCAACTACGCACTCGCCCTTTTTCCACCATACCCATCGCGGCATTGTTCGTTTAGTTTTCATGTTACTTTCCTTTCTTTGGTTGTCTAAATCCGTTTGGTACTTGCCCTGCTGTTAAGTTTTGCATTACCATCATTAACTGTTCAAGCACTTTTTCGTGGTCATCAAGCCTAGCTTGCATATTAAGTAAGCCGTGATGCATGGCCTTTAGTGCGTCTTCTACTTGTTCTTGGGTCATTTGTTTGCTCCGTATTTAGTTTGTAATAATAACTCGCAGTAGTGGATTGCTTTCTTGATATCCTCTGCGCCATTCTTAGCGTGGTGTCGGCATACATACTTAACTATGTTGCCTTCGAGAAAGCCCAACTCATTCTCTACGATAAACTCTACTGGTTGTATTGCCATGCTTGCATAGTGATTACCGCCAATCTGTTTCTTAAGTGCGTTCTCTTCCTCAAACATGTCTGTCATTCCGTCGCTCATACATCTCTCCTATTAAAAACATACATAACATTCCTAGCCCAAAGGCTTGCCAATAGCACTGCACATACTCAATAACTAGATTTACCATTAGCTCTATCCCTCGCATCACGTTCGGCTTCTTTATCTAGCATTAGGTAATACCCTGCTATTACTCTACCTTTTTCTACTTCCGACATTTCGTCGGCTGCTACCTTATTAACGTAATACCCTAGCCTAAAATAATGAATATCTTCCATCACCAACTCCCAAACATATTCATGCTACTCTGCATGTTACCGATAGACGAACTTCTAGCCTTTTCTCGTTGGGCTTTTGTCATCGGTTCTTGTTTTTCTCGATCCATTAACTTAAACACCCTAGTGACACTCTGCACAAGTTTGTCGGCGTTGGTAGTAGCAACATCAGGTATGTCCGATACAGGTTTCACGTAGGGTATCGCTGCGTTATACACATACTGACGAGCACCATTCACTGTTTTCTTAACCCTAGTCAAGTGCCCTCTAAGTGCTAGCCACTCTAGGTATACCTTACCCTTTGCAAAGAACTCCAACTCGGTAACACACGCCGAACCTAACACATCCTTACGAGCAGCAACATAGTTATACACAATCTCTTTGTTTGTGTTTACTTCAGCATCTATCTCAGCTTTCTTCCTTGCTGACCGCTCTCTTTCTAAAATATCTGATTGTTTTGACATTATTTAGCCTCTCCATAGTTATCACCAACACCAACTTCACAACCAAGTGGTAAGTCAGGACACCATGTAGGTGCCGTAGTCATGCACTTGGTCACATACGCTATGCAATTGTCGACATCGTCTTCGGGGCATAGCATCACCAACTCATCGTGAATGGTCATCACGACGTTATACTTCTTAGCCACCGCTACTAATTGTTCTCCTATGATGTCACGCGCTAGGCTTTGTATACATCGTTGGAATGTTTTAGACGGGTGAATGTATTCAGGGATAAGCGAACGACCCATCAGCTTGTCATAGACCCACGCATCCTTACCATCTTCACCACGTATCTTGCGTAGGTTAGGTAAGCCAAGCGCCATGCCATTAGGCTTCATCATGCCATGCTCTATACTACTTATGATGTTGCCGTTACCCATGCTGTAGTTCTTATTGTCACGCACTGCCTCAAGCATTGTGCCCGCATCAGCCCATGCACGAATTAACTCAGGGTTAGCATCTCGATACGCATACACGATACGTTTAACTTCGTCTAGACTTTTGTCTACACCACCTTGTTTAAGTATGCTGTGCATCTTAGCTGCGCCAACACCGTAAATACCTGATAGGTTGACTACCTTAAATATAAAGCGTAAGTCTTTGTCAACTTCGTCATAGGGTGTATTCGTTATTTCCGCAGCGGATTGTTTATACAAGTCTATACCGTTATTGATTTGATCGATTTTACTGTATGACTTAGCAAACCAATACGCCAACCGTAACTCGATGTTGCTCAAGTCAGCTGCCACTAGCTTCATACCTTTAGGCGCACATATCGCATTACGTAAGGGTGATGAACGTGGTAGGTTTTGTAGGTTGATACCATCCACACCTGACCATCGATGCGATACAGTAGCCCCTGCATACTTAAGCGGAACAGGTAGTAGCCCACGATTGCCTATGTTAATGAAGTTCTCTGTCCTAGTTTCCTCTAGCGTAGACTTGTTACCCAGCCTAGCAGTGGCTAGCACTTGCACTATAGGGTTGTCGTGTTCGAGTAGGGCTTTGAACTCCTCGTCTGTCTTAGCAAAGGCAAACGTCTCCTTGCCTGTGGTGTGACTAATCTTCATAGGCGGTTCGATACCTTGCTGTCTAAGTAACTCCGCAAACTTAGGGTTACTCATCAGGTCTTCTTTATCTACGTCAGCCGATGCCAGTAGCTTTTCTTTCTTGTCCCTGACATCCATCAAGTGACGCACCAACAGCCCTTTGTTTAGCTCTAGCTTAGGCTCAGAGAACATCTTGATTGTTAAGTCAATCAAGCGCATCTCCATAGGTGCTATCCTATCCTTGAGTTTGTTAAACAACTCATAGGTTAAGTCAACGTCGTTCTTGCAGTATTGACCATACTGGTGTAGGTCTTGTGGTGTGAAGTCTACTCGGTGCTTACCCAACGCATCCAATACTTCGGTGCCTTTGACACCGATGTTATATAAGGTAGCTAAGTTGGATAGGGATACTGACTCGGTTAGGCCGTGAAGAATTTGCGCCATACCCATAGTATCGAACAGTCCACGAGGGTGTATATCATACTGCCAACTGAGAATAGCAGCGTCGAAACGCATATTGTGCCCAAGTACAAAACTGTTAGCCCAATCATACCTATCCAAAAACGTAGCGATTTCAGCATGCTTACCACTAAACCATATAGTTTCACCATCGTTCTCCTTTACTGCAACGCCAATCGTTTCAAACTGCTCGTCACGTATATACTCTTCCGTGGTGAACTTCTTAAGCCCATACTCTTTCGAGTAGTATGTCTCAAAGTCAATCGTTATTAGGTTCATTTATACTCTCCGCCAACCCCAACAACACTGCCTTAGCTGTGTCGGTATGGCCCCCTCCATGATTTAGATAAAGAAACACCGCTTGTTCTATCGCGGTGTCCATCAATTTATAACCTAAGTTCTCAAACTGTTGCTCCGTTAACTTCGTGACTGTTAACTTGCCTGACTTCATTGCTATGGTGTATATAAACTTACGTCCACGCTTATACACGATAGCTGTTTTTGCGTTGTGGTTTATCACCACTGACGGCACTGTGATTACCACGTCTCTCTCCTATTTATTTGTTCGGTGCTCATAATCGTCACGACAATCTTGATCGCACCAACGCCAATCCTTTCTTATTGGTTCACCGCAGTTCAAGCAATAGCCCATGCCCTTTATAGGCGTAGCCTCTTGCTTACGATACCGCTTACGTATTGTTTCTTCTAACTCTAATCGTTCTTGTGTTTTATCTACGTCGTCCGACATTCTTTATCTTCTGTATAACAATTCTTACTATGAATAAATCTATAACTATTGAATAGTCATAGGGCATATAAGGCTCTTGAAAGCTAACTTCTAGACCTACCATAACGCCTGATATAAACGAGCATTGAAATAATATCATTGTGTTCCTTTAAAACGGTGCTTCTTCTAATATATCGAACACGCTCTTTATCGTTTCGACAGGTAGTTCTACTATCGTAGCATTATCTTTATTGCCTGTAAACCATTTAGCCTCACGTAGCGACCTAAATTTCTTATATGGTTCTCCAT